ACATTTCGCGCGGGCATAATCAAACGCTTGCGTAAACGCCGCATTTACTTCCCGTTCAGCATACCTAAAAAATTGATAAGGACTGATCTTCTTAGATACAGCAAACTGTTGTAATAAAACAGAATCCGGTTTATCCGCCCATTCAATAAGTTCATCTGCTAACTCTTGCACCTCTTGGGTACCCTTGGGCATTCTATTCATAGTCTTAGGAATATCTAGAAACTTAGGTTTAGGAGTAGGATGATAGAATTCTTTCAATTTGTCGCGATCATTTTGTTGCCGCGGTGGCGACTTGTAGTCCTCATCGAACATATTTAACCTGTAAAATATATAATGTTATACAGTCTTTAAACTTTTCAGATATAAATTAATAAGTAATTGTTTTTTATAATTAGATCTAGGATCAATATTATTAATTCCAGAAGAAACGGACCCATAAGAAGAAATTAAGCCTGAAAGACAAGCTAAATCCATTAGTACATTATGAGGAGACGTATATCTACGGATAAAATCTTTGTGAGCGGCTGTATATTGTTGCTTGAAGTAATCGCCTGTCTTATATAAAAGTGCGAATCCAAGTATGATCTTAACAGATCCCAAAATATAATTATAAACAGAGGCCTTGGGCGGTCTCCCAAAAGAACCTTGAGATAACTCTAAATAATAATTTAAATCTTGAGGATCTACATCCTTATGGACCAAATCCATTACACTTCTAAAATCAGCTGTGTTGATAGACTCTTCCACAGATGGACTGTCTTTTTTGAATAATTTGCATAGTTGATGGATACCTTGAGCAGGTAACGTGAAAAACAATAAAATAAACAATAGTTTTTTAATCACGATAAATCCTTAAAAGTCATGGGTGCATATCACCTTACTGTTTAAATATACCATAAAAAATAAATAAAATCCACAACAAATAAAATAAATATAGAAACATTAAAAATGGTCCTGAATTTAAAGTATGGCCATGATAATTTACCATTCCACCACTTTAGTCCAATTCGAAACAATTTGCAATATATAATCTCTCAGTATTTCATGACCCACAATTTCTGAAATATACTCATAATTTTGACCATGTAAAAAATCGGTTAAATTAGACTGATGTAAAATAACCGCCTCTTTAGTTACTGGATTTTTAAATTTAGTTTGTTTAGACATCTGCTGTTCTGCTAAAACCGCATCCAAACATATAATTAAAAAGCTCTTTGTCAATTCACTACCTAATATCGTCTGTATTTGATGAAAAGCATCCGACCGAACCAAGCTATCGATTTTATATAAAATTTCATCTGGGTGCATTTTTGATGCATAATTAGTCATTAAATTGCTACCGCAATAGCCAATAAAAGCGGGCCCCACCATATTCACTACCCCCATTTGCCACCATATTTCTTTTGTAATCATCCAATTAAATTCGTAAGTTCCCATTTCCTTACATTGTTTCAGAAAAACTTCTGCAGGATTCATATATGCCAATTCCAAAAAACTAGAAGATCTTTGCGGAGTATAAACATTCCTCTTCGATTCGGATCCTAATTCACCATCCCCCTTTTGTGGTTTCTTTCTGTTCTCAGTATCTATTCCAGCTACTTCGCAGAGTTGATAGTATTGTCTCCAATTAGGCTTGATATTCTTTTCCTTGCAATACTCATCACATAAATACCTCAGTAAAGCAAAGTCAGTCTTTCCTTTTAAATTTGCAAAAGCATATTGTAAGGCCCCAATCGTATATGAAGACAAAATAATTTCTTGCTCCAAAGTAAAATTAAATTCTTTGTGATTTTTAATGATTTGATGAATATAATCTTCTATAATCAATTTTTCCATATTTACTCGCTTCCCATAATTATAATTATTATTATACTCACAAATAAAATTAAGTAAACTACTATAAAAATTAGAATCTAAATAAATACTTTCAATAAAATTAAATAAATATTTATAAAAATAAGTTTTTAAACAATTAGGTAGTATCTTAAAGTCTTTCTTTAGAGATATACTCTTTTGTTTATAATATATTCGTGTAACCGTATCGACAGCCAGCGGTTTTTGTGGATAACTAACCAGGTTTCCACACCAAAATACCGATATAGCCATCAAAGCCGCACGCCATTCCTTGGTGGGGTTAGTTATAAAATCAGATATCCTATATATACACGTTTTGTTCCACCTAAATAACTTCGCTATTAACCCCTTTTCACATAGACTAGCAATAGCTTCATTGACTGTCTTACGACACATCCCAGCACGACTGCCTATGTAATTCTGACTAGGATATATACTGATATTGCTACTCAATTGCAATAAAATAGATAACCCACGCCTCTCCTGCACACTAAGCTTCTTTAATCCCTTCTTGGGATCCTTAATTATGTTTTCTATAGGAATTATCCGCTCAGAAAAATATTGAACAGATGTGTGTTTATTTGTTTGACTTTTTGTTTTGGATCTGATATAGTGTTTCATATTTATCTGCATAAAGTAAATATATCAATTACTGATGCCTAGGGGGCATCGTAGTTAAAAAGTTTGAAGTCGAGCCTAAAAACTCGGCTTCTTCTTTTCTTAATGATTTCAAACTTCATTATTGATATAAATCAATAAAGCCCTTATACTAATTCATCATTAGTTTTCGTTTTACTTTATTTCCATTCTTTTACAAAGTCAATACTTTTCATAAATTTATTTTGCTTTGTGTTTATGTTTAAGGTATCGGTTTAATCATCCGATACTTTTTTTATTAGTTGACATTATAAACATTATGACATATATTTATAGAGAACATAAACCATAAAGGAAATAAATATGCAATTTATCGATCTAATAAATTTACCTGATGAATGTCCTTGTAAAGACTGCAGCGATAATCATGGTTAATAAAATTATTCTTCTTTGTGAGTATGGTATTCTCGCAAAGAAAACAAAAGATCCACAAAAAATACACGAAATCTATTCTATCATGTCTCAACTTTGTCATGAATTAAGACCAATCGAGGCAGAATTCAAAGTAGTTTACCCACAGTTAGAAGAATTATATAATTTGTTGTTATCTTATAAAGGAATTTAATGCTAAAAATGTTAATACAAATAAAAGCTTTAATAGATCTATATTTATCCGAAGCAATAACCAAGCAACAAAATAATCCTTCTCATTTCACTAAGATTAATGAAATTTTAGATGCTATGAAATCCTGGGGAATACTCCCCTTGGATATCCCAAATTCGGAACTAACACCAGAATTTTTAAATGAAATATTCCAACATAAATTGCATTTAATACGATCTAGAAAGGAAAACTAATGGAAATAACTCAACTTCAAGCCGTTATATCTTACATAAAATTAAAACATAGACACCTATTCGAATTAAACCAAATTCTCTCTCATTATACAGATAAACCACCCTGCAAAGATGAATTCAATCTACTAGAAGATTTGCATAAGTTAATGAAGGAAATGTTATCCTTCATGGGAGAGATTGAAAAGTTTGTTAACGAAGATGTACCAGAATTTGAAAAAATTATGAGACAAGCAGGGTCAACTATCAATAAAATCGCCGAAAAAACGAAATAGTATCTCATGCTCTCAATATTATTAGATTATTTAATCACCCTAAAAGACTCAATACAAAATATCAGAGATAATGGATCCCTACTCGAATATTGCGAAAAATTACACAACGATAAACCATTGCATATTAAAAAGATACTGCCATCACTAAAAAGAAATAAGTTATCTACCTCTATTTACTGTAAATATGGAAAAAAATGATTAAACCTACCCTCTCAACAGAACTTATCTCCTCCTTCGATCACACATTTAAATTCGAAAGACCCGTACTCGCATCCTTTTATGGCCTCCTAAATCACAGCATAGAACGAATAGAAAATCCCTCCGATACTCATCCACTCCTCCTTAGAACTATGCACCTCGGAATCGGTGAAATGATCAGTATCCTCCTAGATCATACAGTACAATTCCTTACAGATAATCCCCAATTCGAAGATGAGTACAAAAAATATACAGAATTCCTAATAGAAATAGAAAGAAAATTGGATATATTGTTAATAGAATCATCACCAGAAAATAAGGATACTCACTAATATGCAACTAGAATCAGAATTCGTAAACGAATTATATACCGCTCTTGCCAAAGCCCAGTCTGAGATGTGCGTAGTCGATCAGACTAGCACTAATCCATTCTTCAAAAGTAAATATGCTAAATTAGACCAATTAGTAAAGATCTCTAGACCACAATTGTCTAAATATGGCCTGTCAGTCCTTTACAAACCACTTCTATTGGATGATGGAACTCCAGCATTAAAAACTATTTTAGCTCACTCCTCAGGTCAATGGACTGCAGGTATCGTAAAAGTAGAACCCTTAAAAAAAGATCACCAAGCTTTCGGATCCGCACTCACTTATGCTCAGCGACAAAGTTATAAATGTCTCACAGGAGTAGTTTGCGGTGAAGATGACGACGGCGAAGCCGCTATGGTATCCCATCGTGCCGAAGAAGAATTTATCTCAGATTCACAGCTAAAATTACTTACATCAGAATTAGAAAAATGTCCCCATAATCTCCCCATTCTTCTTAAAGATAAAAACTTAAAGTCTTTGTCCGAATTACCCAAAAATGAATTCTGGCCTACCTTCAATCGTGTAAAAGAATATAACATTAAAAAGACATAATTTATGAAACTTAAAATAATATTATTACTATTTAACTTCGTTCCATTATTCTCTATGCAACATGATTTGCATTGTAATGAATCACTAAATTTACTACCACATTCTATTATGTTCGCCATTTCTGATAGCTCGTTCTTCTCCACTTTCGATTCAAATATCATAGAAGACATAAAATGGAATCAATGGAATAAAGAAGAACTCTCCCTAATTTGCTCCGTGCTCAATCTATCTCAAAAAAATATAAGTCCCCTCCTAAAATTTATCTATTCATTACAACAATTGTTTAATTCTCTTGAAAATAAATTATCTCCAAATGTAAAATATAATATATTGTTCTTATTACTTAATTCTCTCACTAATCATAGGCCCTAATTAGGGCCTATCTAATTGAATTCTACATTTTTCACATAGTTATTAGCTACAAATGTGGTATCAGTTACTGCGCATACTAGTGATAGTGATGAAAAATATTGATTACTATCAAATGCATCTACATTTCCAGTTACCCCTACCTTCTAGGTAAATGTAATAATACCGCCATTTGAATATTCTAATACAAATGCAGTATTAGCTATCGCACATATCAAAGTTGCATTCGTCCATGCACCCAATCCAGCACCATTATTTGTGGCAACATGCCCTCCCGTTCCCACAGTCGTAGTTTTAGCTAATGACGTTGTAGTGTTCCCTATAATGTATTGACTCGCATTCTGATTTATCTTCCATCCATTCACCGCAGTATTAAGTACCGCTATCTGAAATGTGTCTCCAACTGCAGCATTAACAGGAAGTGTGAACTGCAATGTAGAACTGCCGTTCACAAAGTAACCATTACCTTCTACTAATGGCGTAGCACCAGTTACCACTTGCCATGTAACACCAGAAGCCGATGTCACTCCTAATTGGCCAGTAGCACTGTTTATCGCCACTAATTGCGCATTAGATACAGTGTTTCCAGTGATCCCCGCTATAAAACACTTGTTTTGTTGCCCAACAGAACTTCCTGAGACACCAATCCTAATGACATTAGATTCTGAAATAGTGCCAGATAAAGATTCTCCCACCAAAATATTAGAAGATTCACTTGTCGTATACGCATTCCCAGAATTCCTTCCAACTACCACATTATAGCTTCCTGTATGTAAGGATTCTAATGCATTTTGACCAATAACAGTATTATTACTTCCAGAAGTAATGTTTCCCAAACTATCACTTCCTACACCCGTATTACCCGCTCCCGATGTAATATGTGCCATAACATTAGAGCCTAAAGCACTATTGTTATTTCCGGTAAGACTAGTGTTACCGGATAATATCCCAACAAAAATATTACCCGCTGCGCTAGGTGCAAAACTCAATACCCTGTCTCCTTCTAATTGCAATTGCCCTGTAAAACCAGATATGCTAAAGTTTGCACCTGTATAATCCCCAGTGGCTGTAGCGTTTCCAGTAATCGCCGTATTACCTGTAGCATTTCCTATATGTACCGCACCCGTTCCACCCGTTCCTATCGTAGTTAATGCCGATCCAGTGTTGTTTATATTGGATATACCCGTAGCCGTTATACCACCAGATGTCGCTGTTAATCCCGTACCAGCGGTTAAAGAACCAGAAATAGATACAGTATTATCTAGATTAAATGTTACAGTATTACCCGATCCACTGGTATTCATATTGGAACCGCCCGCCATGGTAATTATTCCACCAGACGGAAATGCAGGCGTAGTATCAGTATCAAATTGATTCACTAATCCACTACCTGATGATACTCCGAGTTGCCCCGTAGTAGAATCTACAGTAACAAATTCTGCATTAGATACAGTGTTACCCACTATGCCAGCTATAAAACATTGATTCTGTTCTAGATCTCCTGTACCTTGTACGCCTATCCTTATGGTTCCTTGATCATCAACTACTCCAGGTGATCCTACTAGAATATTATTGCTCTCATTCGATAGTAAATTCGATCCCGAAAGTGCACCATACACTGTATTGCCTGTTCCACTCGTGATTCCCGCTAATGAACTCACCCCCACAGTAGTATTATTACTGGCAGAGGTAGCCGATAACATCGCATCTTCACCAATTACAGTATTATTGGCCCCTATAGTTACATCACCAAATGCACCAGAACCAATAATGGTGTTATTAATCGCATCACCAATTGTAAATGTAAAGTTGCCAGCTGCTTTCCCTATAATTATATTGTTACCTAAGTTCTGGATAAATGGAGTACCGTTCAAATTTATAACACCCTCCCTAGCATCAGAACTTGTATTAGGTAAATCTAAGTTGCCAGCTACTATATCCACATCTCCAGTATTAGTAGTAAGACCAGTACCCGCAGTAAGAGATCCAGTAAGCACTACCGTATCATCCAGATTAAAGGTAACTACATTTGTGGCACCCGCAGTATTGATATTTGTCCCCCCTTTCATCACTATAATACCACCCGCAGGGGTAGCAGGAGCCGTATCGGTATCAAATTCTTCAGTTCCACCAGAACTAGTTAATGTTATAGTTAATGTATTAGTACCAGCATCCCCAGTTACATCTACTACAGTACCATCACCCACTATATTGATATTACCTGCTACATTAGGTCCTACTGCTACTGCATCATTTCCTGTTAAAGTTAATATACTGCCAGTAGGAGGAGTAGATCCTCCCCCATATGCACCCGATTGACTCATCGTGTTCTCACTTTCGTATTTAAATTCATCCCATCATAGAAAATGCAGTACCATAAAAAGAAGATACATAAACATTACCTGCTGTTGGTGTCGCTACTCTCTTCACATAAAATGTAGTCTGTGCAGCTATATTCCATCCTTCTTTAACAATATTGTTAGCTTGTAAATCTAATAATATAAAGCCACCTGCTGGCAACGTGAAATGATCATTCACCCCGTCAAGAGAAAATACCACTTGCGCATTTGTTAAGTTCTGCACTAACATAATCCTCATTGGATATACTAAAGGATCCCCTATGGCCGTATAACCCACCACAACAGATGCTGCCGCCAGCGATCGCAAAGGCTCAGCAAATACCCTCATGCCTGCTGTCATACTTTTGCCTCTGTAGAATTATTAGGATTCTGACTCTTTGCCTGCTCTATACTAAGTTTCTGCATCTCACTCACATCCTCTAAGCATTTGAATAATGCATCATATGTTTCCCCATATGGCGCACCCGCAGGTATAAAGAATTGATATAATCTATCGTTCTTTGTTACTTCTATTGCTATAAATGATTTAATTGTCATGTTTTATCCTTTAAGTTTAATCTACGCAGCGCAAGATACATTAGTCCAAGTCGATGCTGCAGTTGCTATATACATTCTTGTGGTAGCACTAGCTGCTGTCGTATTTATATACACGTCACCCACTTGTGCTGCCAATCCTGCCGAAGGAGCACCCGCTCCCGTTAATACACTAATTGGTCCAGCTAATTGTAATGCTGTTCCCAGAAGATTTCCTCCAGTAGATACTATGTTTCCAGTAGCTGTTATCTCTCCCGTAACATCTGTTTCTCCGGTTATGGTAATGGCAGTACCATTTCCTATGCTTATTGCTCCCGCACTACTGGTTCCTATATTTATGGTAGTAGCCGTCAATTCTCCTAAGGCTAATATACCGGTACCATCTATCACTACATCACTACCTAATATCGTTGTAGGTCCATTACCCGCAAGAATATTTCCTATATTTGTCGCTGCAGCGCCTGCAGTATTTATATTAGTTGTACCAGTAAGATTTATGGGCCCCGGAGTTACAGTCAATGAAGTAAATGTACCGCCTCCGCCACCAACGTTAATCCAAGTCGCACTGTTATTTACTATAGAGGTCAATACAAATGCATCATTCGCAGATGTATTTATCCATCCTCTGCCTATTTGTGTCTTGTCACTAGTGGTGGGATTCCTTAAAGATATAATGGGTGGTGGAAATGCCTCAGTTAATGCCTGATTAAATCCATACACCAAGTTCGATGGTATTTGTACACTCATCCTTTTCCTTTCTTTTATTTTTATGAACTAGTCGTAAATGTGGCCCAAGGTCCCCCCGGAGCCGTAGCTATATAAAGCCTATTTGTGGTAGTAGATCCAGTTAGATTTACGTATATATCACCCGTGTTTATCGCTAACCCATTTGCAGGCGTCCCACTTCCAGAAATAATCTGTGAAGGACCGGGAAGAATAAATGCAGTGCCATTATCTACTAACTGTACATTTCCATCATTTATAATTAAATTACCACCAGATATTTCTATATTTCCTGTACCGTTTATAATTAAATTACCACCATATATTTCTGTATCTCCTGTACTGTTTCCTATAAATACAGCACCTGTACCAGTAGTATTAATATTGGTATTTGTAGATCCTATGCAATTTATAAATACAGATCCATTTATATCCACAAATGATGACGCATTACCTATGGTGGTAGTAGCTACTCCACTCGTATTTATCTCAGTTACCCCAGTAAGCGATATCGGACCAGGAAATACAGTCAGTGAAGTAAATGCAGCGTTCCCAGAAAATGGCTGCCAAAAAGCTTCACCACCCACTATAGATGTAAGTATAAATGCAGTATTTAAAGATTTGTTGATCCATAATCTGCCAATGTTGGCTAAATTCGCAGATCCAGGTGATACATTTAACACTATAGGCGGAGGTGAGTTGTCTGTAAGCGCATTATTGAATCCATATACCTGATTAGGTATCGAGTTGTTCATCCAAACCCTTTCTTTTTGCCATAATTAAACTTCGTTTATTATTTTATTGCAAATTCAGCACATGTTTGTTATATTTATAATGTCACTCATATTTGGAAAGATAAAGAATGTCCAATACAATTAAAAAAAAAAATTCACAGAAAAAAAGTAGATATAAACCGCTCCTTCGAGATGCGAACGGCAAAAAGAGAGAATGCCGCTTTATTTGTAAATGGTCTCCCGAAGTGCATGCTCTAATTAAGATGCATGCTAGTATGGGATATGAGACTATAAACCAATGGGTACTTAAAGCAATATTAGAAAAATTAGGTGAAGTAAATAAATTCGTTAGGTAATTATGTGGAAAGTAGGAGATATTCATTGCGATACTCAAAACAAAAGAGCATATGTATTAGTAAATATCGATAATTCTATATGTACTTGGCAATTAATAGAAGGATTTTACGATATCATTTTTGAAACAAAATAAAAAAGCCATCTGAGAGATAGATGGCTCTAAAGAAACATTAGGACAGTTTATGAATATACAATTTTTCATTAATCAAATCAAATTGTAGATGCTATGAATTTAATTAAAACCTTCATCAAAAGATATAATAAATCTACACCTTTCATAAAATTAAGAGTAATTGTTCGTTTAATATTAATTTTAACTCTTATAATATTCTTCTTATTTCATCCAAAATATTTCTGGTTTTGGCTAGTGGTTGCTACAGGTGAAAATATTATGAATATAGAACCTTAATCATATCCTAATTCACGAGCTTTCTTTTCAGCTTTTTGAATCAATTTATGTGCAAGGCCACCATGTTTCAGTACAGCTGCTCCTATTGCCTTGGCTACGTATTTTCTTACTTCCGGACTTTGTTTAAGTAAATCAACTAGATCAGATGCTTTACCAGCTGTATGAGCTATAGCAATTCCAGACAATCCGCGCATAATATGCTTTGCATCTAATCCTCTAGAAAAAGCCGCTTTAATAGTATGATTTGCAATCGTACCCGGTGCAATATATTTGTTGATATTTTTAGTTACCTCAGAAGAATTATGCGTAGCCCTAAATATTTCTTTAGCCTTCTTCAATTCAGATCCAAATTCAGGTGCTTCTTTGCTAAATTCATTTAGATTCCTACCGTTATAAACCTTTAATCTATTTAACCATTTATCTGCTCCGGCAGGTATATTTTCTTTTATTAATCTCGCATTAATATCTTTATCAATTTCTAAAAGATTATTTACTGAAATTTTTCCGTTCGTAAGTTCTAAATCATTTAATATTTTAGTTAATACTGGTTTAATATAACCCTTAGCTTCCGTACCGGCACCAGTTTCAGTTCTTCTTAATAATTCTTCTGCACCTTTTTGTATTATGTCACCGGATACAGCTTTTCCAGCTCCTAGTTTATCTACATTCTTATATGCCTCCTTCATATTTTCAGTTACACCCTTTCTAGTACCCAATAATCCTGTGCCAAAAGCAAAAATTAATTTACCTAAATCTCCTGCCCCTTCATACAACCTATTTCCTATTGCCTGAATCGAATTAGCCGCTCCACTCAATAATGTAGCCTTTGCTAATGCCTTAACTATATTGGCACCCTGTTTTCCTATAGCAGGAATCGATTTTATAAGTGTCGCAGGATTTGTTGCTGCACCCAAAAATGTTCCTATATCTCCAGTAATTCGTTGTAAAGTAGCTTCACCTGGTGTTCTCGGCTCAAATGTTTTGCCAGTCAATACTTTAGTCCCTTTATGTAAGGTTTCTGGTGAAGGAATTAAATTTTGTATTTGTTCATGTCCCGGTATGCCTTTACCAGTAGTAGCTTCTAATATAGAATGTGGAATCTGTAATGCAAGTGATGCCAATGAAGGATAATTTCCTAACAATGATTCTAGAGTTCGAAGCCCAGCCCCACCACCTATTCTTGCTCCCTCCTGTAGTAGATTTGCCAGACCTCCTATATTTCCTTTCTCCTGTGGAGCTAGATGTGTTCCAAAAAGAGGAATCTGCTCTAACGGAGTCAATGGTCTAGATTGCGGCGCTTGCTGAGTAGGAGTCTGTAATTCTAAATTCTGCATTGCAGATGAAGTAGGTGCTAATGGATTTTGTGTGGGCTCAGAAGGATGCGTAGCTATTTCTCTTGCAGCATCTTTATTAGTTTCCTTCTCTACTTTTTTTTTAGCCCTAGAACTCAATGGTTTCCCAGAAACAAACAGTTTCTCCAGTTCTTCCATCTCTTTTTCTGTAGCATCATCAAGAAGAAATTGCAAATCAGCAGGAGTTTTATTTTCATTATTTTTAATAATTTCTCGAAATGCCTTATATCGCACATCTCCCATCTCATCTAAAATCTCTAAATTATTTATTACTCTTTCTCTCCCTTCCTTAGTCTGTAATAATGATGGCAAAGATTTTAAAAATGTTGTCAAATCTAAATTTGTAACTCTAGATCCAAATGAATCTTTTAATACGCCACCTTTTATTAATTCAGATATTAATTTTTCAAATTCTATCGCATCCGCACTTAAAAATGGGGTGGCATTTATTCCAAGCACATTACTGATCTGGGTTACTAATTTATCTCTATCTAATTTTCCAGTTCTATTTAATGCTTTAAACCTACCAATAATAGCCTTAGTTTTACCTCTAGCTTGATGAGAGTTGTATATAGTGTCTCTTAATGCTTTAGTATCAGCTTCTATATATCTTTGTGCTTTAGCTGCTTCAGATGATTTGTTTGCTTCTTGCTGATATTTGAATTTTCTTTCTTGCAAATCAGCCTTATTCAATTTGCTTTTTAAATTGGGACCTACAGGCAATGAAGCTATATCCGAAGGTTCACCACTTTGTATTTGTTCTAATGCCTGATTAAATACTCCCTCTTCTCTTCCGCGCAATATATCTTTTAAAGCTTGTGGTTGTAATTTCTCGGGTAAATATGCTAATTCAGGAGGAGCTCCTAATGCTTCTAATGCCTTTTGGGTTTGAGATATTCCTTTTTGCCGTTCAATTTCTGCAAGTTTATTCTGCGCTAATCCTTGGATACCTGCACCTAAACCTGTTCCTAATGCCGTACCCAATCTTTCAGCTAATCCTACTTTGGGTAATATTTGTATGGCCATTTATCTTCCTCCTCTTAGCATATTAATTAACGTAGGTACCACAGATGCATTGCCCGCATATGAAGTCCCCCCTTCTCCTCCACCTTGGAATCCACTTTGTAGCAACTTAATTAGTAACGGTAATCCTGCAGAAATTCCCGCTCCCGCAGCTGCTCCAGCACCTCCTGTAGCGCCGCCTAGAAGTAAAGGCAATAAGTAAGGCAATGATTGACCCAGTGCTTGTAATAGTGGACCCCCCGCGGATTCTGCAAATCCCGGAGATCTTTGTTCATATGCACTCTCATACTGCGGTGTTAGACCTATTTGCAATAGATTCTGTAATGCATTTTGTTGCTGTAATCCATATTGGGATCTCAAAGCGGCTAATTGCCCTGTAAGATCCGCTCCAGCTGCTGCAATCGTAGGTGCATAGTTACTGGACCTAGGACCACTGCCCATAGCAGTAAATCTTTCTGCCAAAGAAGGCACAATTTGTGTGTTAAAGTTTTTTATAGCTCGTTGTTCTATAGGACCAAAATCTAAATTTCCCGTATTCTGTAGTCCAGATAATCCCATTTGTAATGATTGGTTTATAGCATTCTGCTGATTGGGTCTAAATCTCTCGAATTGCTGTATTTGCGCAGGGGTTCCTCCCAAAAAACTACCTTGATCATTATTGTTTGATTGAGAGTTCATATTTCTATTGCCGCCCAATAGATTATATAAAGGTCTCGCAGCGGGTCCTGCGAACATGTCCAATATCGATGCCATGTCTTCCTTTCACTTTTTGTATTAGATTAAAAAAGATTTGAAATTACATCAATCTTTGCTAAGATATTAGCGCTTCATTATAATTAATTTGATTATCTAAATCAGATTACTCCTTTTTAGGGGCTCCCTAGGGTGCCCTTTAATTTAAATCCCGAAAGAATAAAGTCTTCATGAGTAAATGTTATCATGCATGAGTGGTGGTAACATTGCACACAGTATTAGCACTATACTGTGTGTCTTATTTTCATATTATGATATAATCGATAATAGAATGTTATCACTCATAAAAAAATGAAAATAAGAAAATGGAAATAAATATAAAAAATTTAAGACTTCACAAAAAAGATATCCATCCAGAAAATAATACAGCAGTATTCGCTATAAATATTATTTAAATGATTTTACATGGATAGAATTTATCAACGAAAAGTAGATATTACAAAAAAATTATAGTAGTTTGAAGCGGATACATAACCGCTCCTATTTACTTAAGACCGTTGTACCCCAGCGGTCTTATTATTTATCAGAAAGTTAAATATTCTAATATTACATAACATACATTAAATGCAGATTTATCACTCGCCACTGTTATTACTACATCCGTAGCATTCACATCTAATTGTATATTATCAGCCCCCGAAGCACTCGCGTATGGGATAGGTATATATTTAAATCCTGTTGTATCTGATGCTGTGGCATATATCCTAGTAAATGTTACTCCAGAATTAATCGTAAGCCCATGTGGCACACTCTTCGTCGGATTTCCTGTAAAATCAGGTAATGCACCAAAATTAATCACAAATCGCCATACCTGTCGGAATTCTGCATTTGCAGAAGTAGAAGAATTTAATGTAGGATCCGGAAAATATAGTTGTCCATTAACAAATTCCTGATTCAAATAATATCCAGTATCCTTAAGATTCAATACATTCGCTATATTATTTACGTTCTGATAAAGACGAACAAGGAGTTCCTTAAAAGCAGGAGTATTAACATCTGTATCGTAAAGTGCTTGCACATCCCAAATGTTCGTTGTTGGGACAAATGCACCACTATATATCGGATTAGCCATTATCCCAACCTTCCTGTCGGCATAGTATATAACGTCATCGCTTCTAATTGAAAATCTACCAATGATATCGAGGGATTGATCATCTGATCAAATGACATATCAAAAACTAATTGTATACATTCACCAGAAGATTGGAAATAAACTGTATGCCATAATCTTTCCTGGCTAGATTCTAGTGGATAATATAAAGGATCATATGGATAAGTCTGTAATACATTGGTTCCCGTACTCGCTCCTGTAGCCATTCCTTCGGCTAACATAGATAATTGGGATGCAGACGGAAATGAATCTACAGTAATTTCACCCATTAAAGTTCTCTTAACAGCAAAATCTACCTTCTCTATATAGACATTCATGCCCTTATCAATATAAGGATTGAATTGCTTCGATTGCATAGAGATTTTTGATACTCGGGCAACAGTGCCACCACCACTATATGTACCTGTAAATGTAAAAATTTGAGAAGTACCAACTGTATTCACATCTGTGACATACAATATCTGACATATAAATGGTGCAAAATCACTATACCCTTGCACATTTTCTACTAAAATAAAATCCGAAACAGAAAGATTATGATCTATTATAGTTAATACAATATTATTAAATACATCTAAAGTTATATTAGTTATTTGTAGTACACCCTCATTTCTAGTTACCTCCGAATTTATTATGAATGTATATCCCTCTTGATTGCCAGCTACCACTTGCCTAAATTCAGATTGTACAATTCCATCTATCCAGGTAAAATTAGATTCATTCCATGCAGTGGTCGTATTGGCCCATGTAGTATCTGCTTGTTGCTCAAAATATCCAAATGCCGTTATAGAATCATCATTCAATGCCCAAGCACCCGTCTTGTAATTATACACTAGGACTCGTTTTGGATATGTAGCATTATCTGCATCTGGTGGAAATGCCCAGTAGACCATCTCGTTATAATAATCCCGTATTCCACATACTCTGTTTTCACTCTCTTGAAAATCCTGGATATCAAAGATTAACTCGGGTATAGTATTGTCTATTCTCTCCACGTTAGCTCCGTTACAGGCATGTACTCCCGTGTTGGCGATGGACAGGATCACTTTGTCGAATGGAATGGTGCTAAATGTCGATTCAGAGCCTAATTCAGTGTTTATCTTCTGCCATATAAAAGGGTCCGCTTGGTTTCCGGTATACACAAGTTCCCAGGTACTTCTATCAAAATAGACTATCAATCTGTCTTTAATAAATTCAGCACTTACTATTGCTTCTTCAGTTGTAGCATCCGTAAATCCTGCTCCGCCAGCTACATTTCCGCTAGCATCCATTTGACCTCGTTCATACCATGCATTTACAGCAAATGGAGAACCCACAAAAGAATAACGACATCTATTTACGAATGCCTGATTTTCAGAAGTATTGGTGTTAAATTCAATAGTATTCAATAAAATTAATCTATTCTTAAAAGAAAAAATCATTAATGCAGTTTGTACAAATGGGCCATCGCCTATGGCAGCGCCTCCGGGAAGAAAATAGGGTGTAAACTCTGTCCAGTTAGTTCCATCATAAGACCATAATGGATCTTGGTTAGCTGGGGGTACACCTGGTGCAGAATTAAAATTAGATACAAAAAGTACAGTAACATCTGCAGTTGTGCCACGCCAATTCGCCGTCCAGAAGAAATTTAAATTCGTCCCTTTCCAGACAGTCATCCCAGATCTTAGCCATGCATTAGTAGGATCAAATTCATAAGCAAATTGAGTATCAAATCCAAAAAGTGGTTGATCATTTATCGGCCCTATTTCATAATTTCCCAATCCCATTACAGGTAATGCAGGATAAAAATATATATGTTGGCCACCTGTACCAGTAAACGAATATGCTCCATTAGTAGTACTATATGTACCCGTTACCGATCCTGTAGTGAGCAACGTTTGGGTAGCTCCCGTTAAATAAACTGTTAATATTACATCTCCAACTGAAAACATTTGTCCAATTTGCCATTTGATTCCAGGGGCCGTACCCGTAGTGGTAGTACCTAAATCTATTCTTAATCTAGAATATAATTGATTATCTAATGTAGAATCTGATAATCCAGCACCCATATATGTAGATCCAAATCGTTTCCTTATTCTGCCCCTAAAAACATAAGCGTTATTTAATAGCGACCATGCGTCATCGTTGATCAACCATGGACGTAAATTGGTCTGTAGACCTGTGTTATAGGGCGCAATCAAGAACCTATCAAACATTTGTAAATCCTTTCAATGTAATTTTTCCATTCATTTAATGCCAGTGAGCCTTTTGAAAAATTACAGTTTTTACAACAGGATACACAATTTGAAGCAATGTATCCCTAATCACACTTACATCTCATATAATTAGCAAATATATCAGAAGTTGCATTTGTATCGAAAGGCATTTTAGACTCCTATTACAAGATAATTAGCTGCTACCCCAGCCGCACTACCAAATATTGTAAAGATTCCTGGAGTCGGACTACCTCCATTTGTAGGTTGTGTTATAGCCCCTAATGCCATTGCTGTACCAAGTGCTCCACCACCTGAACCGGAATGTCCTGTAGAAGTAATAAATACCTGATAAATAGTGTAAAAATTAGGAATAGAAGCCGAAATAGGTAAAGTCACTGTAGTACTATTTGTAAATGTTGTAACATTACCCCACATCAACAAAATACCAGAAGGCAACCGGGTCCATCCATTCTGTGCTATATAATTAGATGCTGTAATAGGGTAACCATTTGGAGCAATATCAGGTATTAAATTCGCCGGAGCAGTACTTCCTGCTTGTTTGATAAAAAACAATTCAGGCTGAGAAGTAAGAGATGAACTATTGCAATATAATCCCACTTCATCTGCTATCGTTAATGGGGGCATCGCAGGAGCCGTACTTTGATTGGGCATCTCCACAAAAGCATGTTTTCCTTGTAGTGGTGTTACAGAATTAAATACTACATGATTCCTATTAAAAGCATCCGCTATCGCATTAAAATTCGCCTGTATCTGGCCCTGAGAAATCGACAGAAAATCTGTGGCCATAGGAATGTTAGCTGTATAAGGCATTTTTTATCCTCTGTATTTTATTTTTTAACCATAAAAATATATTAGATTTAACCGTATCCTTCCTTGGCTTTACATTGATAAGAGCCTCAAAATCTATACGTAGAATTTGCTGGTCTATCAACGTTTTCAAGTGCTCTTTCTGTTCGTCTTTCTTTATATCACGATATGCATTTCTTTTCACGCTGTAGCATGCTTTACATATTTTCCTAAATCTTCGTGCATCTTTCTTGGCCGCATTCGCCCCGTTTAATTCGGTATTACATTGATTACACAATTTTGTCATTGGGATCCTTTAGCATAAAGCTTGAAACACGTCTCATGGTAAAAGGTTTATTGATTGGTATACACTTATCAACAACATCATTTAAAGTTTTAATAGATTCTACGCATCTTTCACAATCAAATTCCCTCGAATAAAATATTTTTGTTATTAAAGGCGAACCATAAAACTGAGTATCAATTCTATGCCCTGAAATACATGAAATCGAGGGACTCATCTTGTTAATAATTTCTGAATCTACTTTTATACCCTCCTCGAAACTATAAAAATTAAATTCAATTACATCAAATTTCTTATTGGTCATTCATTACTCCACACCATTACCTAATCCATCCCAACCCCATCCCCACGTATTCGCAGAAACCCCGGTCTGTTCGGTGTAAATTGTGGCTACGCGTTCATTAGCATATTGCACCAAAGTCCTTCTTAAACATAACTCTTCTTGCTTTTTATATTCAGGTAGTATTAATGCTACGCTATCCATATCAAGCCGATCTTCAAATACCTTTTTTGCAGCAGCTAGCGCTATAAATTGCCATAACTCTTCCAATTCCGGTACTGAATCATTCTCCATTAGCCATGTAGGCCTACTATATACTTCAAAATTAATTTGATATGGCTGATCAGGTACTGGTCTTAAAGTAAATTGATTATCATAAAAAAGGATATATCTAGGGCGGCCAGTCTGCACTAATACAGTTTGTGAATTTATTGCAAATCCAGCCTTGGGAGCAATATCAAATGTAATGACAAATTGTCCGGTTACGTAATTTATATAGTTATTTGGAATAACTTCATCGGGAAGAGTAGGTAAGGTATTGTAATTAGTTATTAATGGTATTTCTGTAGGTTGATTGGCTGGTGTATATAAATTTCCCCAGACAGTAGGATTACCAGTAGTCGCATCTAAGCATGGTACATCCGTTAAAGTTAATCCATTTCCATTTATATCCACAGATTCAAATAGAACATTATTCTTTAAGTAACATGTGGCCTGTTGAGCACCAAATGTAGGACTTGGCACTATTCCCTGCGTATTCAGATTTCCCGTGAATGTAACTGTAGCACCATCACCAGTTACACCAATTGTTTGAATGCTATTTATGCGGGGAAATATGGAATAGAATTGTCCTGGAGATTGACTATAAAATGATGGAAATCCTGCAATGTAAAATGGTTTGTGCACTGTTAAATATTTATTCTGAAAATTATAAAGAGGATTCTGCTCAGGATTCGCAGATTCTCCAAATGATAGTTCGTCTGTAGGATATACATCCTGAAATGGATTACACCAAAAATTGAAAGTAGTTCTATTGTTGAATGTTCTTAAATGTTCTGGAAAATCATAAACTACAAACGTATTAATATACTCATTCAATGCAGATGTTGTCAATAGAGCTTCTGAAGGTGATCGTGTTAGTCTTCTAACTTTTATTTGTATGTTAGTTAAAGTATTGCCTGGTGCAGGTACAGTTGGTGGCATATTTTTCTCCTAACTCGCCGAATATGGTAATACATTCTGGGTGGCTCCCTGAAATGTACTATTTATTTCACCAATGGGGATACTCTGAGGATCTTGAAATGCCCCATTGCCTGATGGTATCATAAATACATCAAAAAATGTAGAATTTATTGGTAATGAAAAACTAATATTGTCAATCACAGTCACCGGTCCAAATGATTGGTCCAGCTGTTGCATACCAAATACCTCGGGTATACTTATCCTCACTATCAATCCATCTATATACTGATGTGAAATGGTAGTAGTTATTTCTACAGGATTTGAGTTGGTTATACCAGATATAACTCTCATCGCATGTTGAAATGTAGGCCTACTTGGGGTAAACGATGGCTCGTAACTCATTTTAAATGTTCTATTGTAACTAGTGATTTCTCTTCTGGCATTAGATCTTCCATCATAAAATCATAGTTACTAAAACTACAACGTCTTACCATTTGACCAATACGCACATACGGCATCCCATTTTCATCAGTAGCATGAGAATGTATCGGATATGAACAATTCTTATTCAAATGATTCACTACAGCAAGGGGTAGCGTATATTCGTGACCATCCTCTAATACATATTTCTCTATTTGATCACCTTTATATTTCAAAAAAGAAAATTTTAATATACCACCTTTTCTTTCCAAATAATTGAATACACCCCGAATCATCTGCCGATCACGGTCTCTATCATATTCCAATTTCTTCTTGAGTTCTTCTCTCTTCTGCTTCATTGCATTACTTTGTAGATGTTGTGGAGTAACGGTTAAGTTCTTAGCAGTTGCCATAGTAAATCCTTTCTTAAAAACGTGGGCAGTTGTAACCACCCACGTAACATTAAATACACATTAAAACTGAAATATTTTGTCTATTATGATCCTCCGTATGAACTCTTACCAGCTACCCAATAAACCACATCATTGGCTACCCCAGCAGGAAGCAATGCTCCTGGTGCTAATGTAACCCCTATAAATCCAGTATTAGTTCTAGCACTCATAAAGGAAGAAAGTTGTGGAATATTTTGATACGCAGTAGCAGTATTTTCACCAAATGGATTCACTGATGCTGGTGTATATGGTAATCCTGCAATCGCTTGTGCAGGAAATGCAAATGCACCAAATCCAGTTGTATTCACATTCACAGTTATAGTATTATGACCATTACCTAATGCATTATCTACTGCAACAACGGTAGCTTGTACACCATCTAATGCAGCATAGTTTGCCCAATATGCTGAACCACCTGGGAAACTGAATCTTATTTCTTGTCCTATTTGGTAGTTATGCTGCACACTTAGTGTTACAACTGCTTGTGTAGCCGCTGTAATATTAGTGATCACACGTACCGAAGGATAGAATAATGGATTATAAGGTATAATTCTAAAATGACCCGCAGTAGATGGTGTGCTCCCAGTAGCATTTAAATAATCTACACTAAATGTGTTGGCTGTATGTGTTCCAATTCCAGCAGTAAATGGTATACCATTATATTGTGGTTGATTATTCAATGAACTGAAAATAACTATGCTATTAGCTGGTACATTAGAGCCAACATCTGTTACAACAGCTGGATTAGCTGCAGTAAATCCAGTTACACCTGCTCCACCATTATCTAATGCACCAATAGTTTCTACACTAGGATCATAAATTGTTAGTGCATTAGCGGCAGTAACATCTGCTGTTACCACTCCAGCAGTATTAATTAACGAGGTCATAATCCCATTAGGATAACCTAATTGCCAATAAAATTTAAAACCATTAGCGGCAGCGCCTGCAGCAGATTGTGTATAGTTTGTTACTTCAAGGTAATCAAATCCAGCAGGTATAGCAAAAGTTTGCGCTATAGCCGTTGCCGGTTGAGTGAATGTTCCTTGAGATAAAGTAGTTCCTTCCATATCTCTCCTTATGATGCTTTTGTGCTACGTAAATTGAGTACCCACAAATCGTTAAGTATTTGCTGAGCACTTGCCATCTTATATCCACAAGTTGCATTTTGAGCTAATGGACCCGAAAAAATTGGCGGTCGATAGATGAACTCCGCATTATACCCGTCTTGATAGATATATGCGTATGCTTCTAGACCCACACAGAAGGTATTATACACATTCGATCCTAGTGCAGATGCATTTGGAAAGAATGATCCAATACTGGATACCAAGAACCTTAAGTTTGAGCATGAACCCCATTCACTCGGTAATCCTCTCATTGAAGAAGGATACTGAGATTTAGGTATAAATCTATCCATATTTTCCAATTCAGGAATCAGCTTAGATGAACTTAAAGCATAAAACGCCTCTCTTACTGGTGCGGTCCCAAAACGGTCTTCTCCCGGTATTTCATCTAGAATAGTATATGCATTATTATCTATTAATGTTGCAACAATATTCTGTACATCCGGGAATGTGATCTCAGTAGGAGAATCACCGTTAAATCCATTAACACAGTTTATAAACGATGCTGAAGATGCTAACATATTACGTGTTAGTTCATCTTCGGTTTGTCTGCTATCTGTTACTTTTGTGACCAATTTTTTATTGGCGGGAGGTCTTGTTAATCCCTCCTCCCAAACTTTCGCTTAGGTTCGGACTATCGCATAGTTGATATTATACAACTCTAAACCGCTTAGTCTCTGCTGGTCTTGACACATCTTCAGTTAGTCAAGTTCCATCTGGTTGCCTTAGGCTTGTGCCCTTAGGTGTTCCAAGGTATTCAGGTTTAGTTTTACTTCCCCCAGCTTGTTAAGGGAAACACCAAGACGTTTAGCTGCTTCATTTAATACCATTCTGTTACTTTTATGACCTATTATTAGGCGGGAAAACCTCTTCGGATCTTCCTCTCTTTCTTTCGAAAAGAGCTCAGACTTTCGCATACTTTTTTCAAAGTCTCTCTCGTTAAGTCGTTCAGCGTGGATTTTATTTTCATTTAATGCTATAATGTTATAAATGTAAGGATAATTATGGGAAAAATCGTTAAGTTTAATACACATCATTCCATTGCAGAAATCGCTTATTTGGCTGGCCTTATTGATGGTGAAGGTTGTATTTATATTGGTCATACCAAACAAGGAAAATATGGCAATGGATATCAATGGCATTCTATGCTTAAAATAACTAGCTGCGATGAAGAACTTATAATCTGGTTGGAAAATACTTTTGGTGGATCCAAAGATTCGCGCTACAGATGGACAAGTAAACAGAAATTCACTCGCCCCGTCTATAATTGGCAAGCTACGGGACCAATGCTCGATTATATTTTGCCGCAAGTTAAGCCATTTTTGATTATCAAAAAGAAACAATGTGATGTTATGATGAGATATAGACTCACTTCTAAAAATATCGGAAGTAGACTCTTGTCTCCTGAAGTAAATGAACAGCGCATTAAACTTCTTGAAGAATTGCGTAATCTTAATTCTCGTTTTCATAATCATCCGTTAAAAAATCCTTCGCCCTTGTCACCTTAGTTAATACCGTAGGCTTCCAAGTCAATTAGAGAAAGTTTAACGACCCCATACTTTTTAGGGTCTTGATTCTGCAATGTGACCTGCTCACTAATAGTCACAAAAGTACCGTAAAATGATATCTGAGCATCTATGTCTACAGCAGTTAAATTCTGGCCAGGTGGTGTCATACCACTGGGTCCCAAAGGTACTAATGCAGTATTCAACGCATTATACCTTCTAAATCTATGTACATCACCACCATTTCTAGGATGAATACTTCTCATTGCAGGTATATTGTGAATCATTGTTGGTACTGGTACTGCAAGGAGCTTGAAATCAAAACTAGCTTTAATTGGTGGAGGTAAAATACTTGTAGTAGTTATGGACATTTTATCCTTAAGTTAAGTTGAAACTTTTACCTAGAATAAGATGACGAGTCTTAATTTTGCGTCATGAGTTGTCGAATCTCATTTGCGACTGGGTGGCCGAATCCCACTTGCGACTAAAAAAGAAGTGGCGAACTTCATTTGCGCCACTTAAAGTATATTATATTTTGTAAATATATATCAAATTATTTTAATCCGTTCATGTAGTAGTTCAATATATTCATCCATTTCATCTATTAAATCATTGTAATCTCTAGCGGATTGCCATGGTGCTACATTTTCTCGAATTATCATTTCTTTTAATTTTTTTAATCTCTGTATTTTTTTAGTCCAGATTAAATTTTCCGACTTTATAGCTTCAGCATCCGGAATATGTTCTTTTGGGTCATGATTAATCCGATAACAAGTATAGATTACCTTGGGTATTGGGGGCTTAATAAGTTCATGTTCGGTTAATTCCCTATTTTCTTCATCATTATACCACGGATATTCATGACCCGGCGCCATCCAATATTCAGAATAATTTCCATTCGACATTTCAACACTTCGTGGAACTTCTTTGTACAGAGTGTGATCCAATTCGACTTCAACTCCATCTGTTATCCATATTGGGAATTTTATATATGTGCTATAATCCTCTTCAGTTTCATATTTCAACCA